AGAGCAGGACGTTTCGGCAATCATCGAGCAGAACAAGCGCGAGTTCAACGCCGCGCCGGAACGCTGGGGTGAATGGACAAAGGTTGGCAGCATCCCGATTTCTGTGTATTATGAACTTGAGCGCCAAGGTATTACTAAAGACCAAGAGGCGATGAAGAAGTGGTTGAACGATCCAGATAATCGTTACTTCCGCACAAGGCCGGGGACTGTCTAATGGCGATTACGACGTATTCAGAGTTGAAGACCGCAGTCGCCGATTGGCTCAATCGGTCCGACTTAACATCTGCTATTCCTAACTTCATTGCGTTAGCAGAGGCCCAGATGAACCGGCAGCTTCGCCATCGCAAGATGGTAGTTCGCGCCGACGCAACGGTGGATACGTCGTACTTTGCTGTCCCTGCGGATTGGATGGAGAACATCCGCTTTCAGTTGAATACCAATCCAGTGACACCGCTGCTCTACGTCACGCCGGAACAACTTCTGGAAGATAGCCAGAAGTATTCCACAGGCGGGCAGCCAATGTTCTTTACGATGGTAGGCCAGCAGTTTCAGGTGCTTCCGGCTCCGGATACAAGCTACACAGGTGAGTTGCTTTACTACGGGAAAATCCCATCGTTGAGCGACGCCGCCCCAACCAACTGGCTGCTGACGGAAGCCGCCGATGTCTATCTTTACGCGACCCTAATGCAATCCGCGCCGTATTTGAAAGAAGACGAGCGCACGGGCATCTGGGCTGGGATGTATCAAAACCTAATAAATGACATGAAACTTGCAGACGAACGTGCTAGAATAGGCAACAGCAAGTTAAAACCCCGCTTTCGGTCTTTTGGTTAAGGAATAGATTATGGCAAACGCGCTTTACCCCAAGTGGAAAGAACAGCTTCTCCAGTTCACCACGAACAACAACCTATCGTCGGGCACGGTGAAGGTCGCTCTGGTTGACACTGGTGTGTATACATATAACTCGGCGGACCAGTTCTACAGCACGTTGTCTTCGGCTGTTGTCGGCACTCCGCAGACGCTTGGATCAAAGACATTCACTAACGGTGTCTTTGACGGTGCGGACGCTACGTTTACGTCTGTTACCGGCAACTCAGTTGAAGCCCTTGTGCTTTACGTTGACACCGGCACCGCCTCCACTTCTCCACTGGTGGCCTACATCGACACAAGCGTAACCGGCCTTCCTGTCACGCCGAATGGTGGCGACATCACAATCACTTGGAACGCATCCGGTATCTTCGCCCTCTAATTAAAAGGTGGCCTAGATGGCCCTAGGCACTCCTATTGTAGCGGGAACAGCGTACTCAGCGGTTGCTGGTACTACCGTATCCCCCGCCTACCCAGCGGGTGTCCTCGCTACAGACGTTGTCGTTCTTTTTGTTGGCCAGAAGCCTGTCTCTTCAGGCGCAGGTTCGATAACGACGCCTACTGGTTGGACACTACGCGACCAACTAGACAATGCGGGTGGTTACAGCGGCGGTGCTGGTATTGACACTGGGGTCACGAGCCTTCGCGTCTATACTTGGGATAACCCGGTAGCTGGTCAAACCGGAACACGGTCTGTTACGCTAGGCGGCAACGATGTGACATGGGCCTTCATGGTCCGCATCCCCTCTGGTGGTGAGACGCATAGCTTTGGTTCCGCTGATGGCCAGAGAACGACGGCCCCTACGGCTGGTACGCCGTTTACGGTAGCACTAACTAATGGCGCATCTGCGACCAACTTTGAGGCTGGTGACATCGCTCTCTGGGCAATGTGTATCCCGACGGATGTCACCACACCAAACCAGTTCTCGGCTCAAAGTGTCACGGCGACTGGCGCGACCTTCGCCACCGCAGTCGAACTCAACGAACCTGACAGCAGCGTCAGTAACGACATCGGTGGCTACTCGGCATACGCAACGGTTACCGCTGGCAGTTCAACGACGGCTCCTAGCGTTACAGTTACGGCTGCGGGTACGGTAACTAACGTCCGTGGCCCTGTGGTCATGCTGCGTATCCGTGACCTTTCTCAGGCGCTCACACAGACCTCTCGCTACAACAACACCAATACGTTCTACAGCCCGACTGTAACGCAGACTACCGCCGCGCAGAACCTCGCCCCTGCGCGATATAATAACACCAACACATTTTACCCGCTAGACATTGAGGAAGGACCGTACGACCTTCACCAAACGGCGCGGTTTAACAACACAAACGCTTATTATAGCGCGACAGTTACGCAGAGTTCCGGCGCGCAAAACATTCTGCCGAACCGCTACACAAACGTAAGCACGTTCTATAGCGCAACGGTTTCGCAGACAGCGCCGGATCAGACGCTTGCGCCTTCACTATATACAAACGGCAATGCGTTCTACACGCCGACTATAAGCGTCGAAGCGGCAAACCTAAAGCCTGACACGCTCGTAAATGCTAACGCCTTCTACACAGCGGTTTTAGACCAAGGCCCGGTAACGATTAGCCCGGCAAGGCTGGACAATCAGAATACATTTTACATGGCATCCGCATCGCGTGGCTTGCGTCCGGCGCTATTCACAAACGCCAACACTTTCTATTCGCATTCCGCCTTGGCAAGATACGCGATTTTGCCGACAAGATACGATAGCCAGAACGCATTCTTCGCGGCTACTGCGTCGATTGAACAATTCCTCATACCGCCACTAGTCGGTAACCAGAACGCGTTCTTCGCCGCGCATCTTGCGATTGATCAATTTATCACAGCGCCGCTCGTTACGAGCACCAACACGGTTTACGCAGTCAACGCCCAATCAAACTACACGCTGACGCCCATATCAATCGCGTCTACAAACGCGTTCTATACGCCGACTATCGCTGTCGGCCCTGCGTTTATCTTGCCAATTCTATTTTCAAATCAGAATAGATTTTATAAGCAGAGCGTTCTTTGGTGGGATAATCAACCTGCCGTGCCGGAGACATGGGACGGCATTGCGGACACCCCCGCCGCTTGGGATAGTTTACCAATAACAGTAGAGACATGGACGGAATTATCTGTTACAGAAACATCTTGGGATAGAGTATAATACCGCGCTGATTGAAGAGGCACATAATGGCTGATACAACCACAACAAACCTTGGATTGACTAAACCTGAAGTTGGCGCATCCGCCGATACTTGGGGGACAAAACTCAATACCGATCTGGACACCATTGACGCTCTGTTCAAAGCAGACGGCACAGGAACGTCTGTCGGCCTAAACGTCGGCGCGGGAAAAGTTCTGACTGTTGCAGGCAACGTGTCCGCTAACGGTTCAACACTCAGCCCTACGGAACTTGGTTATCTCGATGGCGTGAGTTCAGCGATCCAGACGCAGCTTAACGCCAAGGCATCCTCCGGCGCTAATACAGATATTACCGCACTCGACCAAGATGTCACCGTTACGGCCAACGGAACTATCGCTGCGGATAGCATTGGTTATCGCGGCTTGCCGCAGAACGCCCAGACCGGCGCGTACACGCTGGCGTTGTCTGATGCAGGCAAGCAGGTTTCTAACACGACTGGCGGTTGGGTCATCCCAGCCAACGCCTCTGTCGCGTTCCCTGTCGGCACAGCCATAGCCCTATATAACAACAGCGGCAGCAACCAAACTATTTCCATCACGTCAGACACATTGCGCCAAGCTGGAACGGCCAACACAGGCTCACGCACACTGGCCCAATACGGCCTCGCAACACTGGTAAAAGTATCCTCAACGACTTGGGTAATCTCTGGCGCAGGATTAAGCTAATGAGTGGCATTATGTGTGCCTTGGTGGGGATGGGCAGCAAAGCGCCTTATTCGGCCAGTTATCTCGTCATCGCGGGTGGTGCGTCTGGCGGTAGGAGTAACGGCGGCGGTGGTGGTGCGGGTGGATACCTCACAAGCACCACGTCCCTAACGCCGGGGGCAGTCTACACCATAACTGTCGGCGGTGGCGGCGCGGGAGCCAGTGGGACTCAGCAGGGGAATGACGGCAGCAACTCCGTTCTTTCAGGAACGGGCGTAAGCGTAACCTCAACTGGAGGCGGCGGCGGCGGTACTCAAAATGGAACATCGGAAGGGCGTAATGGCGGCTCTGGTGGTGGTAGTTCGTACCCCGGCACCTCTCCCGGGTCGGGGACTTCTGGGCAAGGTAATAGCGGGGGTCTTGGTTCTACGTTTTCCGGTAATGGTGGCGGTGGTGGTGGCGCGGGTGCTGCTGGGGCCAATAATAACTATCCAACTGGCGGCAACGGTGGTACCGGTTTGTCATCATCAATCACTGGAACCTCCGTCACTCGTGCAGGTGGTGGCGGTAGCGGCGGCCTAGACGGCGCTGGCGCTGGTGGGTCCGGTGGAGGCGGCGCAGGCGCGCACACTTCTGATGCGGTAGCAGGCACAGTCAACACTGGCGGTGGCGGTGGCGGCGGAAGCAGCGGCCTTGGCACAAATAGCGGCGCTGGTGGCTCTGGTGTTGTCATCCTTTCGATCCCAACCGCCGACTACAGCGGCACAACCACAGGTTCGCCAACGGTTACGACCAGCGGATCAAACACCATTCTCCAATTCAACTCATCTGGAAGTTACACAGCATGAGCCATTTCGCAAAAGTCATCGACGGCATCGTCACAGAAGTTCTGGTTATCGAGCAGGACGTTATCGACACGGGTATGTTCGGCGACCCATCGCTTTTTGTGCAGACCTCGTACAACACCTACGGTGGCCAACACCCCGAAGGCCGTCCGTTGCGTAAGAACTACGCGGGCGTTGGTGATACATACGACGCAGAGCGCGATGCTTTTTACGCGCCACAGCCTTTCGCGTCGTGGACGCTTAACGAAGATACCTGTCTGTGGACCGCGCCAACACCGTACCCAGATGACGGCAAGCTGTACACTTGGGATGAAGCCACATTGGCTTGGGTAGAAGGGACTATCTAATGGACATGTCGTTCGGCATCGACACGCTTCTCACTGTTGTTGCGGGCATCTTCGCCATCATTGGTGTGTGGACGCAACTCAGCAATCGTCTTGCAATTCTTGAGACGAAGCTAGAGTTTGGTGACGAGAAGTTCAACAGCATCGACAAAAAGTTTGACGAGGTTATGCTTCACCTGCGCCGGATTGAAGACAAGCTGGACAATAAGGCAGATCGGTAATGGCGTTTAAGCTAGGCCCACGTTCCCTGTTAAACCTTCGGGGTGTGCATCCGGACTTGGTGCGCGTCGTTAAACGCGCCATCAGCATCTCCGATATTGATTTCACCGTCATCGAGGGGCTGCGGACCCCCGCACGGCAGAAAGAATTGTTTGCCAAAGGCGCGACCAAGACGATGCGTTCGCGCCATATTCACGGCTTTGCGGTTGACATCGCGCCGTATGTAGCCGGTAGCATTCGTTGGGACTGGCCGCTGTTCGATAAGATTGAAGAGGCCATGAAGAAGGCAGCGCATCTTGAGAATGTGTCGATCACTTGGGGCGGGGACTGGAAGTCGTTTAAAGACGGCCCACATTGGGAACTTCCGCACGCTAAATACCCAGACCCAAAATGACGATTAAGGAACTTGAGACCGCGCTGCTTGAGCGTGTCCGAGTTTGGTGGCGTCCAGTCACATGTGTCGGTATTGCTTGCGGTGTTATTGTAAATGCGGTAGCCTTGCCCATTGTAAACAGCCAGCCAATCTCTCTTACGGACTTGGCGGCTACGATTGCATCTTGTGCGACTATATTTGCGGTGAGAGAATGGGGCAAAATAAATGGTGCGGATTGATCCGATCATGGGTTATGTGGCGGCAGGCGCTCTTGCTATTGGCCTTACCGCCGGGTGGAAGGTCAAAGACTGGCAGTGCGATGCCGCATATTCTGCGGTTCTGGAAAAAGCTGAGAGGCAGCGCCAGCAAATGCAAGGACAAATAGATGAGGTTTCAACGCTCTACCAATCCGAACGAGATAAAGCCGATGTCGTGGTCGCCGGAGAAAAGCAAACAATCCGCGAGATATACAAGACTTTGCCTGCTGTTCCTGCTGGCTGTGTTCCTGATGTTCGCATTGTCCGGCTGCTCGAAGGCAGCGTCAATCGCGCCAATGCCGCAGCCGCCAGCGAACCTAGCAAGTAACTGCCCGCCGCTTCCCTCGCCACCAGCTACGCTTATTGATCCTGAGCGCGCTATATGGGAAGTTGATATATTAGCTAAATATGGTGATTGCGCATTGCGTCACCGCCGAACAATAGAAGCATGGGAAGAGGCTGTAAAAATCCCAAATAAGTGATATAAGAACTTTAGTCTTTACGCACAGGTAATTAAATGGCGCTTATTCCTATCAGTATCCCGCCGGGTGTTTACCGCAACGGAACCGAACTTGACAGTTCTGGCCGGTGGTATGACGTGAACCTTGTGCGCTGGGTTGAGGGGATGATGCGTCCCGTTGGCGGGTGGCAGGAACGAACCACCACCGCTCTTACCGGCAAAGCCCGTGGTATGATTTCGTGGCGCTCTAACAACAGCACCCGTTACATCTCTGTTGGAACGCATTCCAAACTCTACGCCATAACACAGTCTAGTGTGATCGTGGACATTACGCCCACTGGTTTTACGCCCGGCAACCCGAATGCGACTGTCGGTGGTGGTTACGGCGTTGGCTTCTACGGCGCTAGTTATTACGGTACTCCCCGCCCGGACGTTGGCTCCGTAACTCCTGCGACCACATGGACACTTGATAACTGGGGCGAATATCTTGTCGGCTGCTCAAACTTTGACGGCAAGATTTATGAGTGGCAGTTGGACACGACAACGCCGACTCCTGCTGTTGTTGTAACGAACGCGCCGACATCTAATACTGGGGTGCTCGTCACAAACGAACGCTCGATGTTTGCGCTTGGTGCGTCCGGCAACCCGCGTAAGATTGCATGGTCTGATCTGGAGGACAATACTGTCTGGACGCCTGCGTCCACGAACCTTGCCGGTAGCCTAGAGCTACAGACGGGCGGCAAGATTATCACAGCCAAGCGTGTTCGTGGCCAAGTTCTCGTTCTTACGGACATTGACGCGCACATCGTTTCCTACGTCGGCCAGCCATTTGTATATACATCTGAGTTTGCGGGCCGTGCTTGCGGTCTTGCCGGACCTAACGCCATTGCCGTTCAGGATAACTTCGCGGTCTGGATGGGTTCGCGTGGCTTCTATATGTACGACGGCTACATCAAATCTGTGCCGTGCGAAGTGTCGGACTATGTGTTCTCCGACATCAACCAAGCGCAGATCAGCAAGGCTTACGCCGTCAACAATTCGCAGTTTGACGAGGTGTGGTTCTTCTATCCGTCCGCAGCAAGCCAAGAGAATAACCGCTATGTGATCTGGAACTACGTCCAGAACAACTGGTCCATCGGCCAGCTTGGACGCTCTGCCGGGATTGACCGTGGCGTGTTCGCCAACCCACTGATGGTAACGGACGACGGCTTCATCTATGACCACGAGATCGGGACGAACCACGGAACAGAAAGCGTGTACGCCGAGACAGGGCCAGTGCAGATTGGACAAGGCGATAACATCTTGTATATCAACGAGATGATCCCAGACGAACGCAACCAAGGCGAAGTCACCGCGACCTTCTCTTCTCGCTACTACCCGAATGGCGAGGAGCAAACCTTCGGCCCTTATAGCTTGACGAACCCGACATCTGTCCGCTTCAACGGCCGACAAATTCAGATGAGGGTGACCGCCGTTAGCAACACTGATTGGCGGATCGGGACGCAGCGCCTCAACGCAATACCGGGCGGGCGTCGATGAGGCTCAAACTACCGCCAGCACCGGGCGCGTATAGTCCTGAGTATGACGCCCAGCGCAATCGGCTCGTTGAGGCTTTTGCCAATGGCACTTACGCCAAAGGCGAAGATGTCGGCGTCTATCAGCCCGCAAAGCTAATCGCGTCTGACATGTCGTTTGTGACGACGGACACGCACACGCCGGAAACGGGGAGCCTGTCGTGGAACACCATTGACGGGACGCTCGATCTCGGCATGGAATATGGTGTCGTTCAACAGGTTGGCCAAGAGACGTTTGCCCGCGTGCAGAATAGCACCGGCAGCACCATTCCAAACGGGACTGTTGTCGGTTTCGCTGGCATTGGCGCGAACAATGTTCTTTCCGTCACAAAGTATCTGGCCGATGGCTCGACGCCTACACTTTATATTCTTGGTGTTCTTACCCATGACCTTCCGGATAGCGGCGAAGTTGGCTACTGCACAACATTCGGCCACGTTCGCGGCGTCAATACAAGCGGCTTTGCTGTCGGTAACCTACTCTACGCCTCGCCAACTACGGCCGGGGCGCTCACGAACATAAAGCCAACAGCACCGAACAACGTGGTTCCGGTCGCGGCTGTTCTAAAAGTAGGCACAACGGACGGCGAGATATTCGTTCGGCCTGCGATTGAGCAGCAATATTATTTCGGCCAGTTCACCCACAACACGACAGTTACCCCGGCCGCTGCGAACACCGCTTACGCTTTGGCGTGGGACACAGCGGTAATCTCTGAGGGCATATCCCTAACTGGAAGCCCGACAACGCGCCTGACTGTAGCCCACAGCGGCCTCTACAACTTTGCGGCCCGCATCCAGTTCTCCGCTTCAAACTCTAACTTGAAATCTGGGTGGATGTGGCTGAAGAAGAACGGCACGACCAACATC